CGAGGATATCATCAGTCGTTAGGGGTGGTGGTCCCTGTGGATGCGTAGCAATGTCATCCAGCAAGGGCCACGATGGAAATCCATCAACCACGTCGGAAAGCCGGACGCGCTTTGCAATAGGCCTTAAGCAGGCCAAACGGCATATCGCAACCGTCTATCCCAGCCTCTCTTCCGCACCTTATCGGGTACGTATGAGTAGCGGAGAACTCGCTTCTTCAACCATATTATAGGTTGAGGTGGGTCCTCCAGGATAGACGACGGACTACCGGAGCAGAATGCAAGGTTACCAAGCCCCACTTTCTGCGGTACGAGGATATCATCAGTCGTTAGGTACCCAATTGGGTCCTTAACATACTGAGAAGTCGGTCGTAGCACAAGGCGAACATTAGTTATAGGCAAATCATCAGATAGAATTATATCATCTGGCACAACTAAATATGGGCTTAAAACTCCAGACTCTATATAGCCTGGGGCCGCCACATATTGTGTCAAATGAAGACTATCACACAGAGCCTTAAAACAAGGGAATGTAGCACAAATAAGGCTATATCCAATGTCATAGTGCACTGTGAAAAAGTTGATCAGCCTAATAACGTCTGTCGCATCGCACACGGCTTTCTTCAGATAAAATCCGCGTACATATCTCCCAGTTGAGAAATCAGCCCCGCAACTTTCGCGGAAACCAGACCCTTTATAGAAAGACTTTTCGTGATTAACGTAAAGTCCAAAGGATCTGAAAATCCACTCTATCTTGGCCACCTCAGCATCAGTGATATCAGTGATATTTAAAATCACATCGTCGCCAAATGCTGTTGGTTGTCGCCATGATTGGGGTATACCGGTACTGTTGAGACGTGATAATCCAACTAAAGATTGGATGCCACTGGCAATCGCTGTAAATATAAGCGATTCCAACTCAAACGTATCAGCATGCCCCATCGGAGCCCATTTCTCATAACGATCAGTGCTTTCGCACATTTCATTACCATAGGAGGTAGACCTGCACATTCGCAACATTTTATAAAAATCACGAACTTTACAGGAACTTTTTACGTTATTGAAGAGTATTGATACCAGAGCTACGGATATTGTATCCGATGCCATCTCGAAGTCAATAGTCTGATAGTTACCAGACATCGACCCAAGATAGGCCAGGTATTTATGCTCATCCGCTAGATTGTTTAGATCTATCGAACATCGCTTCAGCGCTTCACGGATTATTTTTCCATTAACGTGCTGAGAGGCGATCCCAATAACGGAATTGACGCCTATCATCCGATCTGTTTCCTCATTTTTTGGAACGGTTAGGAGAACATCCCATCCGCTCTTGAGTGACAGATTTTCATTGATGTAGTCAGCAATATCTTCTCTGAAAAACAAATATGGGTCATACTCGTCTGATGGTTTTATCCAGCCAGAACGAGTTGAATGACAGAATTTTGACATTCTATCATCGGACCTAACCTGTTTTAATGTGCCATTATCTGACACGTCAAAGAAGACGTTAGCAGATCCTGGGCCGACATAAATATAGTCGACTTTAGAGAGGCTAACTTTACTGAACGCTCTATTAATAAAGCGAACAGCATATGCTAAGACATAGTCAATGTCAGGGTGCCCCGATATCGGGGAAATAGGTGTAAAAAGTGGACTGTTACAGCCCAACCCGAGCCAGAAGTTATTAGCTTCCGCACACCGGTCTTCTGAAATGATAAAGCGATCAAAGCACTTGAGCTTTTTACGCATATTATCTTCTTTAGACGAAATGTGTGACGGTTTCTTTTTACAGACGGTTTTGGGGTTGATACCCACAATCTTACTTAGCTCTTCAGCTACGGAGATAACCATGTTCTGATCATCATCCGTCAAAGAAGTAAGCCGTGACGTCTTTTGGGCT